TCCCGCCGTCGATCATTGGCTGTACACACGCGACCAAGTGAACGCCCGCCATCTGCTGCCGTTGCCCGACAACGCCCGTGCTTATCTGTCGGCCGACGAACACAACGCCCCGACAATGGCCCGCGCGTCGGTTCGGTTGGGTTTGCCGGTGGCCGTTCTTGCCGACGACCGCGCCCACGCCGTCGCCGTCTGGGCGCAGCTAGCCGCCGTCGCCCCGGTGACCGGTCGCCCGTTCGAGTGTCCCGCCACCGGTCGACACGTCGCCGACGGGCAAGGTGTCGCCGCGCACGTCGTCGGCCACGACGGACGCAGATCGACCGCCCGCCCGAGTTCGGCCGGTGTCGGGGCTTGCATCGCGTGCGCCGTGTGTCTCCCTGGCGGGCCGGTGCGCCCGGTCACCTTCTTGCTCCATGGCGGGAAACCCGCGCCGGGTTCGGCCGGTCGCCTCGGTGCCGCCGTGTCGGTGCGCCTGCGACGCATGGCGGTGACACAATGACCGCCGCCGCAGTCGAATGCATCGAGGGCTGGTGCCGCGACGTAACGAGCTGGCCGCACCCGTTGGCGGTCGTCGGGTTCCTCGTGCTGCTGGTGCTGGTCCGGCGAGCGTGCCGATGATCGAACGTATCGACGCGCCCCCGTGCGCCGGTGGTAGTTTGTCGCACACTTGCGGCAGTAGTTGCCTGCCCGCCTTGGTGCGCACCCTGCCCCCCGCCCCGTCGGGGTGGCGGTGGAAGTACGGGCAGACTGCGCCCCGGTGCTGGTCGGTCTACCTTCAACGCGTCGGCGGGGTCGGGTGCTGGTATGTCGTCGGGCTTGCACCCGTCGATACAGCTCGAGAGCTTGCCGCGGTGATCTGGGCTTACACGCTCGGCAACCGTCACCCGCCCGCCGACTGACCCCCCGTCGAAGCCCCGCCCCACCATAGGCGGGGCTTCTTCATACCCCGGCACCGGCCACCAGCCGAAGGCTGGGTGTGGGATGGGGTCTGCGTACATCCGTCGGCCAAAAATTGTTGATAACCTCGAGAACGGAAGGGTAAACAGAAATTATGCGTACTGTCAGGTCGGTGACGGCGAACTTTCTAGGTTCGTATGCGTCGGTTCACACTCGGAAAAGGTACAAGAAGGACATCGTGACGTGGCAACGCTGGTGCGCCGAGCAGGGTGTGCATCCGTTGGACTGCTCGACAGCGAACGCGCAACGGTTCGTCGCGTGGATGTCTGAGCATTACACGTCGACGAGTGTCGCCTCGAGGGTGTGCGGTGTCGCAAAATGGTTCGACGCGCTCGTGGATGGTGGCGTGTTGCGTTCCCACGGGTTGCATTCGGTGCGCCTGCCGAAACGGGAGATCGTGCTGAACCTTGAGAGCATCCCGACGGACGCTGAGATGATGCTGGTGATGGATGAGGCCCGCAAGCTGGGGCCGAGGTGGGAGTGGCTGGCCGGTATGGTCGCATGGGCTGGCTGCGACTGTCAGGAAGCGTTGCGGGTGCGTGGCATGGATGTGCGCACCTGGGAAGGTAAGACGCTGGTGACTGTGCGCTCGAGGAAGCAGAACCGGCGGGAAATCCCGGTTGACGGGCGTCTCGAGGTGCTGACCGTCGGGTTACAGGCTGTGTATGCGCCGACAACCCCGCTGGCGGGGACTGTCACGTCGGAGTGGGCGACGATCCGGTTGGGGAAGGTCGCGTCGGAGGCGACGGGACGACGGTTGAACGTGCAGGACATGAGACGGTGGGCTGTGCGCCGCCAGTTTGAGCGTGGGGTGCCGATACCGGTGATCGCCCGCTGGCTCGGCCATACGACGGACAGGTGGGTGCGTCAGACGCTCCGGTTGACCGACGAGGTCGCTTTGGTGACCGCCAACGAGATGATTGCGAGCATTCTTGTGGAGCCGGACGGCGACCGTTACGGTTCCGGGCAGGCTCCCGACTCAATTATCTGAACCAGCGTCGCAGGAACCAGACGACAAGCGCGGCGCAGGTGATGTACAGGCTCCCGAAGTAGATGATGTCGATCGTCCGTTTCACGAAACGCTCCTGTTCTGGGGTGAGTGTCCGCACCTGTGATACAGGGCGAATTTCGTCATCGACGTTATTCTGGCGTGTCATCCCAGAATCTTAGTGAGGTGTCCGGCAATCCATCGGGCTACGGGGGTGGCGACCCCGTTTCCGCATTGTTTGTAACGGTGGCTATCGGCCTGCTCCCGACCGTCGTCTGTCCAACGGGTGTGGTCGTCGGGCCACCCCATCAGCCGTTCACATTCTAACGGGGTCAGTCGGCGTACCGCATAGGTGGTGTCCTCTAGTTGGGCGACGTGAGGTTGGTTTCCACCGCCCGTCCCCATTTTTGCTGGGAGACAATGTGAAATGCCGTCGTTGATTCGTATGCCGTCTCGAAACAAGTTTTCGAAGATGATCGGCTGGGCCACACCGTGCATACTGACGCGATCCAGGGTGTACATCGCACCGTCTGGTTCTCCGATGCCTTTGCCCTGCGGGCCTGCGGTGTCGGATCGTCCGATGATCGTTCCTTGAATCGGTATCGGCATCAGGACGGTCGCCCTAGATTCGCCGCCGTTGTCGAAAGCGTTGAGGGTCGGGGTGACTTCACCGGCTACCCATGTCTCAAAGTCGCCTTCGTATTTAGCGCGTCGAGCCTTCACGAACGGGACAGACCGCTTGCGACCGTCATCAGGGCTGTTCGCAGAGCGTCCGGTAGCGTTTTGCCCCTTCTTTCGGCCCGACGCAAAATCCCTTGCGCGGCCTTCGGCGACAGGTAGTAGCGGGTCGGGACATCGTTCGGCGACTGAAGGATCGAAGATAGCGACGACGAACAAGCGCCGTCGTCGTTGGGGTACTCCGAAGTGCTGCGCATCCAACACTCGCCATTGGATGTCCACCGCCCCGAGTTGTGCCAGTTCGTCGAGGACGACACCGAAGTCTTGACCTCGGTTGGAAGACAAGGCTCCTGGGACGTTCTCCCAGACGGCGACACGGGGAAAAGGGCCAGTTGGTCTGAGTGCTGTTGCATCTCGCATCTCCTTGATGATTCTGATTGCTTCGTAAAACATGGATGATCGACCACCGTCGAGTCCGGCTCGTTTCCCGGCGACGGACAGGTCTTGGCAGGGGGAGCCGAAGGTGAGGACATCGCATGGGGGGAGGGTCGCGCCGTTGACTTCTTGTACGTCACCCCATTTGGGTACATCAGGCCAATGTCGACGCAAGATCGACGAGGCGTGTTTGTCCCACTCCACTTGAAACACGCAGTCCATGTGGCTGTCAAATCCCATGTCCATGCCTCCGACACCGGAGAAAAGCGAGCCGTAGGTTGGGCGCATCATTGTTTTTTCCCTGTTCCCCAAATAATCACGTAAAAAACGACGACCATGTAGACAACCACAACGCTTGTCATAATCAAATCAGTCATCAGACAACATCTCCCTCTTATGTTTGTTTGTTCTTGTCAAATACCGGTCATGGGCTTGCAAATACGTTTTTCTTTCGTTTTTAGTCAAACCACCAAAAATGCCATGCAAATCCCACGCTCGATGGTTGTCCAACCCGTACTGCCGGCATTTGAACATCACCGGACAGGTACTACAGACTTTCTTTGCATTACGAATCTTTACGATGTCGCCCCGCACCGGCATGAAATCGTTAGCATCCATCCCACGACAAGCAGCGTATTCAAACCATTCGTTGTTCATATTCTCTCTTTCTGTTCACAATCAGTTCAAATATCGCCAGGGCGACCACCCGGACGCTTGTTGTAGCCGTACAGCGAACGTCAGGTTGGGGCGGGCAGTCAACATCATGTCACGGGTGATACCCATTTGTAAAGCCCATTCTTTGTGTACAGACCATTGGATTTGGGCGAGGCCGATGGAGCCGTTGCCTTCCAGTCCGTCGATACAGCGGGATTCGACCCAGAGGACGCGACTCCAGATTGGCCAGTCCTCGATCTTCCCGCCGACTTCTAGTAGTAGCGGGAGCCATTCGGCGCATCGAGGATGTTCTAACTTCATCGCGTCAATCTGGGCTTGCCATGCGGCCAATGTTTCTAGGTAGGCGACCGCTTCCGGGGACAAGGTGGTCGTTGTGGAAACGGGGGTGGTGATGACGACGGTGGATTGTGGGGCGGCTGACGGCAACGGGGTCAACTCCACCGGTTCGGCGGTGTTGGTAGCGCATCCAGCCAATAGCAGTAACGGCAACAAACGTTTCATAGGTTGTGTCTCTCTCTCAGTAGCCGGCTTGCTTCAGCAAGTCGATCATCATGTCAACGGTCATCACAGCGTACTGTTCACCAGGGTCGGCTACACCAACCCGTTTGGCGATCAGGACACCGATGTCGGCGTGGCCGTTCACACGTTCTGTTTCGGTTTCACGTAACCATTCGGACAGTTTGAGTGTCTTGTGGTTCTTGCATTCCCACACGATCCCTGGTGTGCCGGTGATGTCACCTTCGTCGTGTTGACCGGTGAGCGCACGACGTTCCGCGTGTGGGAAGCCGCGTTTTTGGAGATGTCGGACGATCAGCGTTTCAAACGCTGTCCCTTTTTGTTTTTGCTTGCTCATCGACTAGCTCCATTGGGTATCGCCGTGACCGTCGGGGTTTGCACGTGTGCATGGGTACACCGTTCAACGGCACGTGGGTTGTGATGGTTTGCTCGCAGATGCGGCAAATCCATTTTACCGTATGGAGTTCAGAACGGTTCTTCATCGTCAACGTCGGTGGCGTTGAGCAGGTCTTTCGCGTTGTTGAGGTTCGTGTCATCACCGTATGAAGACCAGCGAAGTGAGATTGATACGTCGTCGGCAATCACTTCGACACGCTGTTTCTTCACACCGTCTTTGCCGGTGTATTCGTTTTTGTCCAAACGTCCGGTGACGATCACACGCGAACCTTTCTTCACGGAGGCGGCGACGTGTTCGGCCTGCTCTTTGAAGACGACGACATCATGCCAGAGTGTCTTCTTGTTGTCATCTTTGCCTGTGGTGTCGGCAACAGAGAACTTGACGACTGCTGTGCCACTACCAGAATATTTGAGTTCTGGGTCACGTCCGACGTTTCCGCTGATCGTAATGGTGTTCATCGATTTATCATTTCTTTGAAGGCGACACGAAGTTTGGTCATGTCGTGAATGGTGACGGTTCCGCTGAGTTCTACCCCGGCGCGATCTGCTACCTCGTCGTGGTCAAGGTTTGCTTCCGCGCAGGCGCGTGCAAACTTGCCCAAGATTTCTGGTTCGACCGGGCTGAGGTCTTCAACGGGTTGTGCGACAGCCTTGGGTTTCGTGGCCGTCTTCTTTGCGGGTGCGGTTGGCTTGTGGTGGCCAAGGTCTTCCCACTCTTGTTTCGTCCACAAGGCGAGCGAGATGCCGAACCGCATAGCGGCGTTACGCAAGAAGTCTCCGACGAGTTCCTTGTCAAGTTCGGCTTTGTCGGCGCGTACTGATCCGACTCCGAGCATCGGTTTGCCGTGGACGGTGAGTCGCGCCCACATGGTTGCCATCCCGTTTTCGATGTGGACGTGGGGGCGGCCGTTTACCCATCCGCACGGTTCCCACGACCACATGGGGTCGATTTCGATGAGGATGCGGGTGATGTCGGCGTGTCCTACGAAGTCGAGTTGCATCCCGCCTTTGGGGAGTTTGCCGACGATCTTGGGGTCGGGGACAGCGTATTTGGTGAGTACGTCTGCCAGCTGCTTCGTGGTGTCCATCACTTGTCTCCCGTCAACTGTGAAATCCAGATGCGAACCGGGCGTGCGTGGCAAGCCGGCCGTTCCGACAACACGAACCGGTCGGTCGGTGCGATCAAACCTAAACCCTTGGCACGCTTCATCGCGCTACCCAACGCTCGACCATCGTGAGTCGCCTCCAACTTGTTGTCGGTGAAGTATTCCCACACGTCGTCGGTCGTGAACTCGTCCTCGGTTTCCGCAAGGACGATGATCGCCTGGAACGCGTTGTCACGGAACTTGACTGCGCTGTTGCTCCAGCCGCGTTCCATCGCTTCGTCTCGAAGGGTTTTCGCTAACTGCTTGTTCTTCATCTCTCTCCTTTGAACCGCATGACGCGGGTCGTTGATGTGGTTTCGTACTGACTGTACAAGTCAGGGTAGTCGCTTGTAAAGGCTTTTTTGTCCCAACCTTTACGGTTCTGCGATTTCCAGGTGACGGCCGGCTGACCGTTGATGATGCCGGTGTTCGCGTCTTTCATCAACTGGGCGATAGTAGCCTTCAGCGTGTCTTCTTCGATTTCCAACAGTTTCTTGGCGGCCTGCACTTCTGCGATCCGTGTGATGAGGTCGGCGTGTGCGGTGAGATCGACGGTGTTGTCGTCGCCGGTCGGGTATCGTTCAGAGATTTCGGTGTAGGTAGCTGGCCATTCGGCGGGAATCGTTCCAAGGTTGAGATACCACAGGAAGTCTTTGACGGCTGAAATGTGATCGGATTTTTCGGCGGGAGTGACCTTTTGGTAAAAAATGTGTAGGTCGAGCGTGCTGTCAAAAATTCCCCAAATAATTTCTTCGACATCGCAACACATGGCCTGTTGTACGCCTTGCCAATACCAGGTTGGGGGAAGTTCGCCGTCCCATTCCCGGTTGTACGTTTTGATCTCCACAACGTAGTCCGGTTGGTCAATCTGGTTTTCGTGGGAATATCGGTCGATGCCGTCGATGGTGGCGATCAACGGGCAGGTTTCCCAATCAAAGATGTACATGACATCAGGGCAGACGAGGGGGATACCGATTTCGTCGGCCACCCAGTCCAACAGTACGGATTCCAGACGGTTGCCTCGATCCATCGCACGACTGGTTTCCTTCACCGTCGGGGTGTCTCGCATCTTCTCGACCCCCAACGCGTACTTACTGATGTACCGATGCTGGTCGTGGACTGCGGCTGCTTCTGAGGCGGCTATACGCGGTTTGCCGTTCCAAGCTCGATGCCGGAGCATCAGCCAGTCCATGCTTCCGTGGTCGGGTTTGGGGATTATGGTCATGGTTCTCTCTCCTTGTTGTGAGACTGGTCTTACCCTACAAAGGGGGTGTGGCAAAGTCAATCTAATTCTTCAAACCAGTTGACTGGCAGGTGTGTTGCCAGCGAATACACCCGGACGATGCACTCCAAAGGGATGTGGTTGATGTCGGACACCACCTCAGGTTCATCGGCATCGTTCATCACAGTTGACACAAGTGTCAAATATCCCTCTTTGCATTTCGGCCATACCCAGCCGACCGTCAATGGCATCACAGTTTCCGGCACATATCCGTCTGTCAACGTCCAGCTGTGTTCGCCGCCTTGGTGTGCGTCACGCCATTGGACAACCACCATCGCCCACGTCGGATCGGCTTGATCGAAAACCTCATTCATTGACGTTCTCCGAAAAAGAACACCTAGTTCGTTCGCATTGGACGCATCTGCATCTTCTGGATTTTGGGACGAATTCATAGCATTTCTCGCAGCACAAGAACTTATGGGTCACCCCAAAAGTGTACCTCTCCACATACACCGTCCTGAATGAATTGGAATCTGCTCATACCAAAAATCGCCGTCACCAGGCTGATAGGTGACGACCGCAAAGCCTTGCTGCCAGTCCTCAATTATTGTCAACGGTCGCCCGTCGAGGTCAATACCACTTTTGGTGGAGGGGACTGCCCCATCGGTTCGGGCTAGAGTCCCCGGAGATGCCGCCATGATCGTTTTTGCGCCGTCCCAATCTTCACGTGAGCGTTCTGCCCATTCACGCCGGTGGATGTGACCGTAGATGACGGAGGTTTTGGATGAAGCAAGATATGAGTGAGCGGTGCTTCCGTTACTGCGTACTTTGTCGCCGTGGATGACGCGAAGCCGCTGGTTGATCCAGTAGCTCGACGCGGGGTAGCCAGCCAAATACCGAATCCTATACTCATCGAAACGACAAAGGTAAGGAACAGAAAGCACCGGCCAATCATTCGGTGTATTGCCTTTTCGAAGTCCGAACGCTGCTTTTGCGTTGTCCAATACATAGTTCACCAATCTTTCTTCGTGGTTGCCGGCAATCCACACAATGTCTGCGTCTGGGGCGCATAGCCTCAAAGTGGCGGCGAATGTGGTGGCGCGGTCAATGGATGCTTGGGTTGTTTGTTGAAACGCCGGGGATAGACGATATTTGCCCAGTTCAGGAAGATCGAGGTTGTCGCCTACACACACTATGGCATTTGGTTGGATTCGGGTGATGACAGCAAGGGCTGTTTCAATCGCTTTCTCGTCGTGTGTGGGTTCAAGGTCGCCGGTAATATCACGGTAGTAGCCGAATTGGATGTCGGGAAGAATGACGGCGGTTTCGTAGCCTTCGGGGTGGGCGACCGGTTTCGGAAGTCGTATCGATCCGATCGTGTGTTTGCCGCGCTCGATGACTGGCCATTGGGGGCCGGATTCCCATGATGGGGAAAATTGAATTCCCATCAGATCGTGGATTTCGGCTTCTCCATCGTCGTTTTTTGTGAGCGATTGATAGATCGACACCCGGTTGACACGACCGATTTCATCAACTGAAATGCCTTGCCGATCAAGAAGGTCAGCAAGTTTGCCAAGGGTTTCCTTGCGATTCGGATTCGGGCCGGCAACTAAATCTTCAGAGAGTGCCACAAGCGCATTTCCCGTTGATGTGACGGCCTAAAGCTTTTCTGTGAATGTTGTAACCGTTTTCATTCAACTTTGTGCATAACCACACGATTGTGTACGGGTTTTTCCCGTTTCTGCGTACTAACGGATCAACTAATTGTATTTTTGACATCGTGTCGAACAATGCTTTCCGGTCTTGTTCGTCGAGTGATCGTTGCAAAATTGCGATAGGACATTTAGACCGCGCTGTCATCTCCGGTGGAATCGCTAAACTTTTGGCAAGATGCACAACACTCCAATCGGTTGATTAGCAACAACAGTTTTTGTTCATCTTTTTTGCCTGTTGGCACAATTCTAGTCAAATAACGTTTGATTTCAGGCACCATTTGACAAACACAGACCATTATTGTCAAGCATCTTTCACATAAAACCCTTGTAAGCAGGGTATTTATTCTTTTTCGGCGTGCCAGTCTATATGCTTGTTGAGCCGACGATTGACAATTTTTATGTCATCACGAACCTCAGTAAGAATTTTCATTGACTGGTCGTGTTGATCGGTGTTGCGGCGATCCAAGCGGTGTAACAACCACATCATCGGGCCGCCGATGATCGCTATGGCGATAGGGACGATGACCGCTTCCATGCGATCATTCGTCTTCGTCGCGGTTGGCAATTTTCTTTGCTGCGCCTCCTGCGGCCAGCCCGGTGAGCGCACCGCCAATCGAGAACGACAGCGGCGACAGAACGTCCATGAACATCATGTCAAGTGGGGCGGCCTCTTCCGGCTGATAGACAAAAATGAGCGAATAGAGCATCCCCAAGACGGTGAGGCCAAGAACACCCGCCAGGGTCAGTATCAGAATGGCTCTGATTCGAGCTTCGATTTCAGAGGGGTTGAGTCGTTGCCGGCGGCGATTGTTGTTTACGGGGGTCATCAGGGTTCCTATATTTGTCGGTGCAGGTTGTCAGGAAAGGGGCGAACGTTGCGACGACGATGAGTGCTAATCGTGTATTCAGATGATTCGCCATTGTTGTAGTGTACAACATTTTAGTGGTCATCCTGAACCGGCTCCCAAATCCACAATATTGATTATTTCGTCTATGAGAGCGTCTAACCCGTCAGATGGGGCTGGGGTAGGGCCGGGTGTTTAGAGGCTGTCAGATGTCAAAATAGACGGGTCTGGCGGGGTTTCGGTGGTTGGAAGGGTGGTTGCTGCGGGCGCGGAGGTAGACCTTGATGTGGTTGCCGTCCAAATCGGGGTTACAGGCTGGGTCGCAGTCGGGGTGACGATCAAGGAAATCAACGAGTTTGTTGCGAGTCGCTTCAAACCGGTCGATAACAGATTTTGAAATGTTGTTGTTGGCACGGAGGAAGGCTGCGTGCTGTTCGTCGGTTTCGTAGATCGAACGATTCGGGGCCATGTCGTTACCTCTGACCAAACATTTTTGCCCACG